ACCCTGGCTAAGTGGACTGACAATCAGTTCACGAATGACCAGCGTGTAGTACAAGTAGACAAGATTACCTCCCGGGGAATCGCCGAATACTGCACGAAAGTGACCAATTATGTCACGAAAGGGCCGAAAGACAGACACAATGTGTCGGAAATCGGGAAGTTGCTATATAGGAAGCGGACCACCGGATGGTTAGGCGACTTCCATGGCAACAAAGTACGAACCGGCAAATCGGTATCTCCGATATGAATTGACGAACAGCGGAACTCCGAATACGGAGACTTCGCATTACATTGACCTTGCAAGAGATTTGAGTCGGGTAAACCGACGATTGTATCGACAAGGTCGCGATTATCATGTGAAGAAGATCACGATCGTGAGCTCGAACACGCCGAATGTCGAATATACCGACCCGGCCACCATTGTAAATGGTGCAAGGATAAGCGTAAGCACTGTTCCAAACACTTGGGTTTCCAAGATGGCTTGGAAACGTGCGTTTGATACTTGGAATCGCATGAACAAAGAAGCTACTCAGCAAATTGCAGGCGATATCAAGGGAACCTGGTCGGATTTCAAGGTGTACATGAGCCTTGATAGCCGAGCGGCTACACCATTGAACCCTGTCGATAACGGGGGCAATGCGTTCGACGCAGGAATGTGGACGTACTCGCAGCTGGTTTCACCAGATGGTACGACAAGTGCGGACACATTTGATCTCCATATGCTCGGAGCCCACTCTGGGTCCGTAGGTGCATGGAACTCGGTTGGACTGATCACCAGTTATGGTGAATCACGTGCGACCGTGCAGGGTGCAGACCCAAACGTTCCCGCTGTCGCAAGCGATGACCCATTGGTCAACGTCTTTGATTATGGTACTACCATCGACGAGGTAATTGATGACCTGGAAGGGCACAATGATTTCCCACCATACGATATCGACGAGTATCCCGGCGATGAATCGAATGGACCCAAGCCTTGTGTTGTTCAGGACACGACACTGTCGGACGGCCGTGCAACCATGGCTGGATTCACTGCAATGTGTGGTTTGCTTGAGTTCGAAGCAAAATCACCTGTTGCTAATGACACGTTCAGTGTCCTCGTTGAACTTGCCCCCGGCAAATTCCGTGGCGTGCATGCGGAGGCCTTCTGATGGTGATGACGGATGTCTCACCAGAAGCAGCTGACGTTGCTAAGAAAGCGATTTCGTCATCATCGTTAATCGCTCACATCGTGGAACGACGATTAGAGTACCTCATCGGTTCTCTGATCGCATACCAAATGGGAATACTCGATTCCCTGGTATCCGCAGGACAATCATGCATTGCATGAGGTGTGAATTTGCCCAGGTACGTACGTCCGTACGATCGGCGTGAAAGACATCTGCCCGGCTACAATTTTGCCGGCCCAGGTACAGATGTCAATCGTAGATTACGCAATAAAGTTCAGCCAATGAATGAACTTGATAGAGCTTGTCTCGCACATGACCTCGATGTAGAAACTCGAGGTCCAAGACGTGCAAAGACGAAGTCTGCGATCAGAGCTTCGGATAAAAGGCTAGAGCGAAAGGCACTCCGCATCGCTACAAGGCCGTCCACGTCCAGAACAGAGAGGAAGGCAGCATGGTTAGTTTACTACGCCATGCGCGGAAACCGGTGGCGCCCGTCTCGACGGCAATGACCGGCACTTCCATCTCTTTAACGGCCCGGAGGCAACGCAGAACGGCGCTTAGGAATGTATCATTCCAAGCGCACGTGCAAGTTGACAGGAGGGTTTGCCAGAGGCGCCAGCCTCGCCAGCGAACAACTCCGGCAGGGCCAACGGCTCTATCCTATCCTTGGTTAATAGAGCCGTTAAATCCAACATTTTTATGAGGGTGTGCCAGCACCCGTTGTCCATGAACTGGTTGAAATGGACTGGACCCACTGTGTTTTGTGCCATCTGTCGAGAATACGAGACAAAGTGGATTAACAAAAGCACAGGAATTGGCTGCTGTAAGTATTGCCAGGTTGAACAACGTGGCTTAACGGAACCTGTTCCGGAATACATGAAGGAGTTGATTCCGCTTGAGTAAATGCTGCGACCAGGTCTACATGGAGTTGCATGAATCCAAGTGTGGCTGTAAAGACGAAATATGCAGAGGTTGTGGCAGCGTTGAGATCATCAACGTGTGCGTTCTGTGCTACAAGCTCCATTATGCGTGAGGGAACAACGTGGCGAAAAACATTGGAGCCTTTATGCACTTGCATGAAGTTGGGCACGTTAGGCTTAGACACGGCTGGACATCGATGGACGGTCTTACCGTTCGAAGGAGCATGTCAAAACAAGCTCCGTTTGCCAGATTGTCTGAGTCAGGCTTACCGCTCTACGAAACAGAGCCCTGTCGTAGTAGGGGATGCTGGGCTTGTCAGCATAAGGCCCGCCGGAAACTCCGGGGCAAAGTTCAGCGATTTATCGATGACGTTGTGATTAAAGCAAAGCGATCATGGCGATTTGTGACATTGACCTTACCAGGTAATTGGTACAACGTACGATCAGCTTCGGTTGAAACGCAGTTGAATACCGTTAGACGTGCATTTGCAAGTTGGCGCTTGAAGATGCAAAGACGTGAAGCCCGCGTACATGGGTTCTACACAATTGAGTTCGAGGGATCAGAGGACGAAAATTGGCATACCCATGTTCACATGCTAATGCGTTGGAAAAAACGCATAGCCTACAACGACCTGAAGAGGTGGTGGACTGAATCGGTGGATAAACCGATGAGGAAGACCCTGGCTAAGTGGACTGACAATCAGTTCACGAATGACCAGCGTGTAGTACAAGTAGACAAGATTACCTCCCGGGGAATCGCCGAATACTGCACGAAAGTGACCAATTATGTCACGAAAGGGCCGA